AGGGTCATGATGGTGATGGCTGATGCGCCGAGGGTGAAGCCGAGCGCAAGTATTTCATGCCCGATTTTCTTGAACATTACTGATTCCGTCTACGCAGGCTGGTGCCGACGGCAACAAGTGTAGAAGACACGGCAACCAATGTCCTTCGTTCGCTGACCGGGATTGTTGAGCCAATCATCACATACGAATCAAACAGTCCGGTGAACACGTTGATGGCCGCCTCGAACGCTTTGCGCACCTTCTTCGGTGCATCCTGGACTGCTTCAACGATGGCTTCACCGTCAGCAGCCGTCAGCTCTTCGACGTTGATGGTCTCAAAGATTGCTTCAGCCTGTTCCTCGGTGATGACCGCCAACACTTCGGCGCTGGTCGCAAGTTGCGTTGCCTGCTCGGAGGTGGGTTGGGTAGCCAGGACGGTTGCGACAGCTGCGACAATCTCTTCGGCTGGGAGATCGGAGACGTCTTCGAGCAGGGTTTCTATGGCTGCGTCAACATGTTCTTCGGAGAGTACCGTTTCAGGTTGTGGTTCTTCTTCTGGCTGTGGCTCTTCTACTGGCTCCGGGAGCGTTGTGGTTGTGGGTGCTGGTTCGGTGGTTGTTGATTGAGGAAGCTCAGGCTCGTCTGGCAGAGTCGTCACGGGAACTGGATCAGGAGCCTGCGTCGTAGTTGTCTCTTCTGGTTGAGAGGAAGTTGTAGTCGTTTCTGGTTCCGGCTCGGTAGTCGTCGTGGTGGTCGGTTCGGGTTCGGTTGTGGTGGTTGTGGTTTGGGTTGGCACATAGACCGTGGTGGTGGTCGTAGTGGTAGTGGTAGTGCTGGCAGGTTGTTCAGTCGTTGTGGTGACCTGTTCAGTAGTTGTGGTGACCTGCTCGGTCGTGGTGGTGACTGGCTCGGTCGTAGTGGTGACGGCCTCAGTCGTGGTGGTTACTGGTTCGGTGGTGGTGGTGGGTGACGCAACCTCGTTGCGGGTGAACGCTGAGTCGGGGACGATGGCCCAACCTGTCTCGTCGATGTTCCAGGCGAGCATGTAGCACGCTCCGCCACCCCACTCGAAGAACCAGCCGTCCAACGGTTGTGAGCCGGGTTGGACGTTGAGGGCGACTTGTTGAGACCATGAGCAGCCTTTGAGGTTCCATGTGCCGAACTCTGTTCCGGCGATGTTGATGGTGCCTCCATCATCGGCTGCGACCATGAAGCGGATTGTCTTGTGTTCGGGGATGGTGATGTACCCGGAGTAGTGAACCATGAAGAAGTCCCATCCGCAGGATTGGAATGGTTCACCGTTGAAGTTGCGGTTGATGTTGTTCTCTATCTCCGATCCGCACGTCGGATAGAGGTCGTCACTTCGAGTTGGTATCGCTGTCGGCTGATACTTGTACCCGATGGCGTTCAGTCCGGGTAATGGTTCTGCTTGCGCCTGGTATGGCCAGAACGCAAACAGGATGGCGGGGAGCGCAATCAGCGCCCGCTTCACGCTCCGAGTGTCGGCGAAACGAACTCGTCGGATTCGGCATCATAGAAGTCACCAATGGCCGCATACTTAGACCTGAAATTAGCGTGATAACTCGTTTGTAGCCAAGTACCAGTCAGACCAATAGACGCAATGAACGCTTGACCTACCGGCTCTGATTCAGGAAAGTCACCACCACCGCAATCATCATTACTGATGACTATGACATTGACGACTCGGTCATTTTGGATTTCTGCAAAGTGTGCCATTACGAGAGAACCAGACTTCCGGAACTTGTCCATTCATAGTAGGTGTACGATCCACTCTGTCCGGTTGTGGGTGATCCGGTCGTCGAGATGCTGAACTTACCGGCATCGGCGGTTAGAAATCTGATTCGGCAGATTCCTGACGATCCCGCTCCACCGGCGAACACTCCACGAGTACCACCGCCGCCACACCCACGGTTGGCAGGTGAAGCCGCAGAACCGTTGGCGTTTGCTCCACCGTTGCCAGCGTTAGTGCCACCAGTTCCTCCAGTAATTGCACCTCCGCCGCCACCGCCTGAGCCAACGGTAATGGATGTTCCTGTGTAGTCGTTTGTTGAACCTGCACCGCCGTTGCCGCCAGTGTTACCCGAAGCATTGCCACCAACTGCACCTGCGCCGCCACCACCTCCACCGGATGTTGAGGAGCCGTTGCCTCCGTTGTTGCCTTGGCCACTGATTCCAGTAGTGCCGTTTCCGCCTTGACCGCCGCCACCGCCGGAACCACCAACTCCACCACCTTGGGCTGCGCTTGAACCGCCTGCACCGCCAGATGCCGCAAAGTTGCCGAAATAAGTATCAGAGCCAGGTGTACCGATACTCCGAACACCAGCCGAACCACCAGCACCACCACCACCAATGGTGATTGTGTAAGTACCCGCAACCAATGACTGATTCGTCAAAGTCCTTACGCCTCCGCCACCACCGCCACCGCTCGCCACGTCGGATGACTGGTCAGAACCTCCGCCACCACCACCACCGACCATCAAAATGTCAGTAGTTAGAGATTTGGTACCGCCACCACGAAAAAAGATTGCTGCTGACGCACTGGTGAAATAAACGACTCCGCCCTCCCATTGCGCCAATGTCGGTGCTGTACCTACTGAAGAATTGAGAGTCAAACCAGCACCAGCTGAGACGGTGATGGTGCCTGATCCAATCGAATGCAACCACACTGCATCACCGGCATTGAACGTGCTGTTCGGTACGGTGACGGTTCCGGCGGTTGACATGTTCATCACTTCTCGTGTGCCTTTGTCGGCTGCGACGAGTGTGTAGTTAGCGGTTTGTGTAGAGACCGACATGTTGAAATCGTTGGTTTGCAGATCGGACATCTGCTGTGCGGTGAGCACCTGTCCACTGGTGAAGGTTTGCTTGGCCATACGGATGCCTATGCTAGCCCAACTGTTGCGTCATCTAGTTCAGATGTATTGAGGATGAATTGGGTAAGGAGTTGGGCTTGTCCGAGGCCGAGTCGGATGCGGTGTGAACCTGGGGTGATGTCGTGGGCAAGGTTCTCGATGTACATCGTTTTGGTGACGGTGGTGGGTGCGCCGGTGGTGTAGGTCTTGGTGATTTCTACGAGGTCGCCGATGTCGAGGATGGAGACGGCTTGGGCGTTGGCTGCGGAGAGTCCGTTGAGGATGACACTCATTTCGTTGAAGCGCACGACCGGGTCTTTGTACTTCGCCAACAGGTTCGCTGCCAGGGTGTCGCCTGCTGCTTGGGTGTTGAGTGGGATGTCGCTGAGGCTGAGTGTGTTGACGCCGAACTCTGTGGTCGAGGTGGTGTCAACTGCGGTGGAGACGGCGAAGCCTTGGACGCCGACTTGGACTCGGTTGTAGAGGGTTTCAGCTCCATAGCCGACGGAGAGTTCTTGGTAGGCGATGACGGTTCCGGCTGGGGTGTCAGAGAACTTGATGTCTGCCGTGTCAAAGGTTGTGGTGATACGTGGCTGGAAGACTGCTGTCCCGCCACGATTCACGAAGAATCGTCCGTCCTCAGCGAGCACGACTGCGTCAATGGCTGACTTGACGTTGTCGTTGGCGTCGTAGGCGACGGTACCGACGGTGGCCACACCCGTCCCAATACTGCGGGTCGCTGTCGAGTAGGCAACTTCTGGTCGGTCAAGAATCGCTGAGACTCGTGCGGAGGTGAGTTGGCTGGATGGATTGAAGGCGGTCAGGTTGGTGCGACCCAACGCCGACAGATCGTCGACGCAGGTGACGATGGCGAAGCTGTTGTTCGGCTGCTGATAGTCAATGTCAAGGTCGTTGACACGACCGACGAACAATGGTTGCTGTCCTGCCGTTCCGCCGTAGACCTGGACGAAGCGTCGTGGGGCGATACCGTACCCGTTCTGTACGAACGGTGACGCCGTGTTCGCCGGGTCAAACGAACGCCCGGAAGCCTTGTCGTCGAGCACGATGGTGGCTTGACCGATACTCATCGTGTCGAGTTGTGTTGGACGACCACGACGGATTGACACACTCGTCACATACTCGGTGACATCAGCGAAGTTCGTTGAACCATCCAACGTATCCAACCCATTGAGTGTGGACGAGTCCAGGATGAACGCATCCTGCACCAGCCCGGTGTCCATCAACACCCGATACGTCTGACCCCAAATCGCCGTCTTCGCCATCGGCTACGCCATAAAAGTGAGAGGGCCGTTGACACGCTCGTAGTCACGCAAATACTGATAAATCTCCTCACCAACCTGCGCACCATTCAACACACCCGACTGAACAATGATGTCAATCTTCGTTGTCCCATTGGCACTAGGAACACCACCAGCCGATGAACCGCCACCCACCGCAGGCACCACAGGAACCAGCCCCGTCACAGGATTCTGACCAGCAATCTTCGGGAACAAAGCAGACACCTTCGCCAACTCCGCCAACGCAGTCTGATACTCCTCCAACGCCTCACGCTGATCGTCAATCGCCTCAGTCAGATTCTCAACAGCCTCACGCTGATTGTCCTGCGCCGAACGCACCGCATCCAAGAACGGCACCAACTCCTCATCACCAGCACGCAACCCTTCCGTGCTAATACGCAACTGGCGACGAGCCTCATCCAAATCCAACGTCTCCTGAATGACACTGTCCTGAGCATCAGCCACCGAGAACTGAGCCTCAGCCAAATCAATCTCAGCCTTCCGAATGTCATCAGCCGTCGACTCCCCATCGGCACGAACCTCAGCCAAACGACGCTCAGCATCACGCACCGCAATGACCGACTGCTCCACACCAAACTTCGAGCGTGCAACCCCACGCTCAGCCGCAGCCACACGACGCTGAGCAGCCTCAATCGAAGCCGGGTCGCCACCCATCTGAGCAGCAGCCAACTCCTCCTGGGCTTTGTTCAAGTCCTGATTCGCCTGCAACACAGATTGCTGAGCCTTGGCCACACTCTGCTGACTACGACCGTAGGCATCGGATGCCGACTTGGCTGACTTGGCCGCCGAACTGTACTCCCTCAACTTCTGTTCAACCGTATTGATTTTCTCTCCGGCTTTCTTAGCCTTGCTACCAGCACCGTCGGTCTCATCACCAAAATCAGTGATGGCACCCTTCGCACGGATCGCCGCATCCTTGTTGGCCTGCAAACGACGCTCGACCGTATCCAATGGACCGCCAGCAATGATGTCGAGTTTCTTTCTCGCATAGTCAACGGAAGCCGCAAATCCATCGAATGTTGAGTTGATTGCTGCCGTGCTTCGTTCTGACGTGTTGACGATTTGGTTGTACAAATCAAATGCCCCGGTGACACCAAGGATTGGGACTGCACCCAGGGCGATGACTGCGGCTGCTTTTTCAATCTGTCCACCGAGGTCAACTACAGCCAATGAGACGTTGCGCACGATTTCGATGGCTGCTTTGCCAGCATCGCCGAACGCAGCCACGAAATACGCCAATGCGGAACGAACACCTGAACTTTGGAATTGGTCAATCGCTAGTGAGATTGCTGGAATAAGTCGGTCGGTGAAGAAGTCGACGATGCGGATGACCGTTGGGAGCAGGATGGTTCCGAACTGTTCCTTCAATTCCTCGACTGCGATACCGAATGCTCGGAATCGTCCAGCCGCCGAGTTCGCCTGCACCTCAGCCTGACCCTTGAACGTGTCAGCCAAATCACCGACAACCTTGTCAAAGTTCTTCGTCTTGACAGCGTTCTGATCCAAGGGAACACCGAGACGAGTCAACGCCGTGAACTGGCCTTGGCTCGCACGAGACAAGGCAATGGTCACCGACTCCAGGTCACGACCACTACCGGCAGAGATGTCCAACGCCACCTGCAACAACTTCTGCGACTGAGTGAAATCACCCGTCGCACGAATCAGGTTGCCGAACGCCGGACGAAGCTGGTCATCCGCAACCGCCGCCGATTTCGTGAACTGAGTGATGAGGCGTTCAGTTTCCTCACGCAGAATCTCAGACTCACCAAACGTCGTCTTCAACGTCTGGGCAAGTTTCTCCTGCGACTCGGCATCCTCAGCAGCAGCCTTGATAGCGAAACCGGCAGCAGCGGTGACCGCACCAAAGGCAGCCGTACCAGCAATCGAGATGGTTCGGAATGATGGCATGAGGGAAGCCAACTTCCCACCCAAACCTTGAGAACCGAAGGTTGCATTGGCTTGACCTTGAACCTTGTTGAACGCCGAGATGACCTGCTTCGGATCAGCGAGCAGTTTGACAATGAAGTTGCGCTCAACGGCCATGAGCGCCGATTCTACTTGATTAGAAGACCATGTCTTTCGTGAGCTCTTTCCATTCGCTGTACAGACGACGATCAATCTCGTTCTGCGTCAAACCAGCAAACCGTGACAAGTCCTGCGGTTCATTCCACCATTCCTCACGCAACGCACTCAACGCCTTCAATCGACTGCTTTGAGCAGCCTTCGGCATTGCCGACACCACCATTCGAGGCGGAACGAACAACTCACCCAACTCAGCATCCAAGAACTCGCCATGCCCATACTTCCGAGACGACCAATCAAACCGTCCCACCGGATGCTGAGGAAGATAGAAGATACGAGCAGGGTCCTTCGTGGCTGGGTCGCCGACGACGTTGATGCGTTCATGCAGCCGAGTCCACACCTCTGCCCAACGATCGGCAGGCACCGGGTCTTTGAGAGGGAGCACCAAGTGCCAGTGTTCATCGTTCGGGCGATGCGACCATGTGGTGTAGGCGAACCATTCCAAGCCATCCAATCGAGCGTGGTCAAACGACTCACCGTCCATGTCCACCACGAGACAGGTCACAGCCTCGACGTTGCGGTTGCTTCGTGTGGTGCCTGGTGCGTAGATGACGGGCGACCACAGCGCACGCTGATCCTTGCGTCGGGTTTCCTTACGGATGCACAGACGAGACCACAACTGCACCCACGAACCAGCGAACGGCTTGGGGACGACGGACTTGACGTAGTCGAACCTAACGGCACGGACGTTGTCCAACTGAACTTCTGGGAACATGGCGGGCTCCTTACTGGTCAGCGTAGCGTCAGGAAGCCCCAGCCGCAAGCTTCTTCAAGACGAGGTCAATAGCCGACATGTACTCCACCGCAATCTTCTCCTTATTGTCCCGCACTGCCTGCCAGAAGAAATACCCTTGACGGCCACGATGACGCAAGAACTGTTGGGTCGTCGGACGTCGACGACCACCGAACTCAGCACCGAAGAACACGTCACCCATCGTCACTTTGGTCTTGCGCTTACGGTTCGACCGGGACGCCGACACATAACCCCGCTTGGAATCCAACTTGATGGTCGGGATGCGATCATGACGAGCACGCAACCCATTCACCACAGCCTGAGCCTGAGACCTACCCGACGAGCCTGGACGTTGCGCACCATGAGGAGGTTGCCCAGCAGCATTTGATTTGGCTGCCACCACCACGAAATCGGCCACAACCTGAGCAGCTTTGCGCATCTCAAGATTGAACTGAGGTGAAGCCTGCGATGCCTCACGCAAGAATTGCAACAACCCCGGTGCAACGAACCCCACCTCTTCGCCACGACCCAGCGTGTACCTTCCAGATGATGTTGCCATGTCACCGATTGTACGGTGTCGGGTTCATCTTGACCGCCTTCCAACGAAGATACGCCGACATTGTGTACAGCATTCGTGGGGATTCAGTCAGCAACACTGACGGGGCGATGCCCGTCTCGACCGCCAGATAGGCGATCAGCCAGTGGGCTGACTGCTCTCCAAAGGGACGAGCGGTTCCTCACCCGTGTCAATGTCAATACCTTCAACGGTTGCACACCAATCGTCGAAGCCGAGTGTGGTGACCTTGCGTCGTTTCTCTGAGTGCCATGCGAACCATGCAAGGTCACGGGTCTTGAGGTTGGTCTCAATGTTGGACATGGAGACGTTGTGGACTTCTTCGTATTTGACGAAGTCAGCGAACTCGCATAGTGCTTTGCGTTGTTCGGTCGCCGTCTTGACGATGAGCGCAATTTTCATTTGTACCTCCGCAGGGTGAAGTTGATGAGATTAGGCGGTTGCCTTAGTGATTGCACCAGAGATTGGGAAGGTGACGTCGGCGGTGTTCAGTTCGCCAACCGCACCATTCACTGGAGTCCATTCGGTGACGAGGACGGAGAAGGTGTACGACGGGTTCGCCGTTGTCGCCGCACCTGTGCCGTTCGGCCTAACCACGCAGGTCACTGCGGTTGAACCAACAAGTGCGAAGAAGATTCCGTCAACGGTGTTGTACGAGTTGTGGATGCTGAACGTCACCGAGTTGTCAATGAGACCCGAAACTCGGGTGCGTGCAGTTGAGCCGAACGCTGTGGTCTCGACGGCGTCTGCCGAAGAATTGAGGGTCACGGCGGCGCAGAACGAACTGATGTCCGTGCCATTCAAAACGATGTTTGCGTTGTTGAGAACCAGTTTGCCGGTCGTGCTCATGATTACTTGTCTCCTGCCTTATCGGCCTTTGAGGATTTCTTTGATTCTTCGACTGGCGTCAGGATACCTGCGCCAATCAACAACTCTACATTGTCAATTCCGCTTCCGTCCACAAACCCGCCCGGCTCAACACCAGTGACGGCCACCAGTCCTGATACGAGATAATTTGCCATGATCTAAGCGTACACCGTGACCTTGAAATCCATCGTCAGATACAGCGTGTCATTGGCGTCAATGTTCGTAAAGTTGCCAGCCGAATTGACACTCAAATCGTCACAAATCCCACCCAGTGTGCGGTCTGCTTCAATAGCTGCACGCAATGATTGTGCACCCGACCACGCCGTGTACTGATCCAACGCATCCTGAGCCGTCCGCTCCGACGCACGATTCACCACGATCGTGACCGTGAAATCCATGACCACACCACCACTACCCATACCTGTCTGATGGAATCGAATCTCATCTAGCGTCGGCCATGCGAACGGAGGGTTCACCTGGTCAGGCTGATAGTCAAACGCTCGCAATCCGGGGACGGTTTGGATGGCGGCCTTGAGTCCGTCTTTGACTTCTGCTGGTGTTGCAGGCATTAGGCGAACATCCGCATTCGTCGATAAGGCTCAACCAACTGAGCCATGTCAGGGTCAAGGAATCGAGAAACACGGATAGCACCCAAGTCACCAAACCCGGCAACACCGAGAGGTGAGTCGTACCGCTTGAAGATGCGTGACGCCTGAATGATGCAGGCTTGAGTGATCGGGTCTGGCACAGTCGCCCAACCCCAACGGGCAGTCACCTGAACGAGAGCTTGTTCACCGTAGTTCGCATTGACGGTCGGGAACAGATAGTTGCCAACCGCACGAATCTTGTCGAAGGACCAAGTCAGTCCGTCCAAGATTCCGTTCAACGGTTCCAACTGATAGTCGCTCGTCGCCCACGTCGTATCAAAGTTGCCGTCAGCAAACGACGACGTCTTCAACACGAACCCGGTCGTCGTGTAGAAGTCATCCACATCACACACGAACTCGCTGTTGGCTTGGAACACTCGTGGCGTAGCCGACGCAGCAGCCCAGAACTGGCGATTGCAATACCCGTCAATGAGACGAGAAGCCGCACCGGCACAGTTGTCAATCAGCGTGTCATCAAGCGTGTCAGCCGTGCCGATACGCAACGCCGCCTTGATTTGCGCACGAGTCGCATAGAGGTTCTCATTGGCCATACTCGTTCAATCCTACTCAATCCAGTTCTTCCGACGAGCCACACCAATCCCCAAGAACGACCCATTCACCGACTCGTACTGATCGGTGAACTCCCAGAAATCATGCGTCAAAGCGTTCTCCTGCTTGTATTCACGCCAATACATCCCGACACCAGGGCAAATGTCCGATGTGATGTCATGGAACACCTGAATGTTGCAACGCCCAAATGTCGACTCGGCATCCCTTCTCACACCCGCATACGAATGGTCACCGTCAATGAACACCAAATCAAACATCTGACCGCTCACCCAATCCACAAACTCATCAGTCTGAGAGTTCTGTTGTCGATACTCATACGGCCCAAGAATCGCTGGTCGATCTATCAAATCAACCGCAACAGCCCTACCGAACTCAGGATTCAACCGACGCAACGTCTCAACATGCGTGATGAACGTACCACCATGACGAGTCCCAATCTCCAGATACGACCCGATAGCCAACGCCTCAGAACACAGCCATGCCATGTACGGTCCGAACTGATTGGGATACTGCCAAATCCGCAACCCCAAACCAGGGCAATTCAACATCTCACCAGGCAACTCTTGCTGATTTTCATCATTGAAACCGAACTCAGCCAACAAGCCAAGCCAAGTATCAACCGAATTGAGCTCGCCGGGTTCTACCGCCTGCAACCTCTCACGCACCAATTCATCCACAGAAGTCAAGCAATGAACCTACCTCACGACGAAATACATCACGTTGATTCGCAACCACGCTTCGATAACCAGCCTGAGCCTGATGATGCCTATCCCAATCAGACATCACCATCTCCAACGCAGCCGAACACTCATCCAAAGAACTGAACTTGTAGCAGTCATCCAAAGGCATGTCATCAGACAGCCGTGCCGAACCCAACTCCACAGACAACACCACACACCCAGCCAACGAAGCTTCACGAGGTGGTCTATCCCGACCCGGATGACGTCCAAAGTCAATGTACACCTGCGAACCCCACAGCAATCTGGCGACACCCACGCGATCCAAACCAGCCAACTCCACAAACTCAACTTCAGGATGTCGAGCCATGAAAGGTCTCATCAACCCAGCATCCTTCGCAGGATTCACCACCACCCGTGCATACCTCGGAACATCCAACCACCGCAAATCAACCCAATCCGTCAACATCATTTTGGGACCAGAGACCTTCCATGTGACATGACGCATCGCATACACCGATTGACACAAATGCAACGAAATACCTGACAAATCAACTTGACCATGCGAACCGAAATTGTCCACACTCAACCACCACAATGCGCACCGACTCTCAGGAAACTGTCGAGCCATCTCAGGCCAAATCTCCGGCAACAACACCAACTGATCCGCAGACACCGAAGTGACCGTCGGGCATCCATACTTCAGATACGCCGACGGAGTAGGCACATTCGGCACATACATGATTGCCGCAGAACCTCCCTCAATCTGATTAGCCATGTACACCAGTTGATGTAACGCCTCTGGTCCACCAGTCACCGCACCACCAGGACACACAACAACAAGTTTCAATCCCATCCCAACTCCAGACGACGATTCAAGTCCCAATCCAACGGCAAATCTTGTACCATCCGTTCCTCAAACAGACGACGGTTCGCATCAAACGTCGCCTGATTCCGTTGCTGAAACTGAGGGCTGGAACGCAGGGTGCTGGAGTTCCGATGGTAGACGGCAGCCGACGAACGCACGATGTCTACGCCTTTGCGTTGCGCACGAACTTCATAGTCGTTGTCCTCGAAGTACG